ACGGCACGCAGCTGTTCATCGCGGCCAACCCAGAGGGGTTTATCTACGACGCATCCACCGGGGCGTACGCCGAAATTACAGATGTCGATTTTCCTGGCGCTGTGACGGTGGGCTATCTGGACGGCTATTTTGTGTTCCAAGAGCCAAACTCGCAGAAGTTTTGGACTTCTGAGCTGTTGGATGGCACCCAGCTCGACCCACTGTCGTTTGCCAGCGCCGAGGGTATGCCCGACAACTTGGTGTCGCTGTTTGTCGACCACCGCGAGGTATGGCTGTTTGGCACGCAGTCGGTCGAGGTTTGGTACAACGCAGGCACCAGTCCTTTCCCATTGGCCCGCATCCAAGGTGCGGTCAACGAGCTGGGCTGCGCGGCCACGTTCTCCGTGGCCAAAATGGACAACTCGCTGTTCTGGCTAGGGGCAGACGCCCGCGGTCAAGGCGTGGTGTTCCGTGCGAATGGTTACTCTGGCCAGCGCATTTCGACCCACGCGGTCGAGTTTGCTATCCAGAGTTACGGCAACATTTCTGATGCGATCGCTTTCACTTACCAGCAAGACGGCCACGCTTTTTACGTGCTGACGTTCCCCAGCGCTCAAAAAACATGGGTGTTTGATGTCGCCACAGGCGCATGGCATGAGCGCGCCGGGTTTGCCAACGGTCAGTTTATTCGTCACCGGGCGAATTGCCAGACCTTCTTCAATAATCAAGTGGTGGTTGGCGACTTCCAGAACGGCAAGATTTACGCGTACGATCTTGATGTGTTCGCCGACGATAACTTGCCGCAAAAGTGGTTGCGGTCATGGCGCGCGTTGCCGCAGGGTCAGAACAACTTAAAGCGTACCGCCCAGCACGCCTTGCAGCTGGACTGCGAAACAGGCGTGGGTTTGGTGACCGGCCAAGGCAACGACCCCAAGGTCATGCTGCGTTTTTCTGACGATGGCGGGCACACTTGGTCAAACGAGAAGTGGGCCGGCATGGGCAAGATAGGCAACTACGGATTCAGAGCGTTCTGGCGTCGGTTAGGTATGACTGACAAGCTGCGTGACCGCGTGTACGAGGTATCAGGCACCGACCCCGTCAAGATCGCCATTATGGGTGCCGAACTTGCTTTGTCCGGCACCAATGCCTAACCCAGATAACGAACCGCAACTACCCAAGAACCAGTCCGAGATCATTGATGAGCGGACGGGGCTAGTTGCGCGCGACTGGTATCGGTTTTTCCTAAACCTGCTTAACAAAGTCAACACCAGCGCTGGCGGCACGGTGACGTCGGTCAATGTGTCAGGCGGCACGACGGGCCTGACGACCTCTGGCGGGCCTGTCACGACCTCCGGCACCATCACACTGGCCGGCACCCTCGATGTCGACAACGGCGGCACAGGGGCCACCACAGCCTCTGGCGCGCGCACTAATCTGGGCGCTGCTGCGTCGGGTGCTAACGCCGACATCACATCGATGACGGGCATAACAGGCGGCATTTCGTCGCCCGACTTCATTCAGTTTGACACGACCGCTACGGTCACTGACGCCACGGGCAGGCTGTATTACGACGACGAAGACCAGTTTCAAACCCTAACGTTCCAAATGAACGGTGCGGCAATTCAGCGTATTGGTGAAGAGCTGTATTACCGCGTCAAGTTGTCGTCTGCGGCCAATAAAGGCGATGTGCTGATGTTCACCGGCACGTTGGGTTCTAGCGGCGGCCTGACAGCCGCGCCGGCTACCGGGCTGCTACCAGAACAAGCCAACTACATTTTGGGTTTGGCACATGAAAGTGGCATCACCAACGACTGGGTGTTTGTCACCACGTTTGGTGAAGTCAAGAATATTGACACCACCGGCGGCGCTGAGACGTGGGCGCAAGGCGATGTCCTTTACTACAACCCGCTGGTGACCGGCGGCCTGACTAAGATAAAGCCCACAGCCCCAGCTGCCATCTGTTCGGTGGCCGCGGTAGTTAACGTAGGCGTGTCTAACGGCATTTTGTTTGTGCGCCCGACCTACGGCTCGGTGCTGGGCGGCACGGACGGCAACGTCAACTTTACCTCCTTGGCCTCCGGCAATACGCTGATTTACGACGCGGTAGCAGGCGTGTGGGAGAACGCCAACCTAACCGCTGGCACGGCCATCAGTGTCACCAACGGTGCAGGGTCAATTACGATCGCCAACACAGGTGTGACCAGCGCCGCCGCCGGCACCGGCATCTCCGTGTCAGCAGCTACGGGCGCGGTCACCATTACGAACACCGCCCCAGACCAGGTGGTGTCGTTAGCTGCCGGCACGGGCATCAGCACAACAGGCACGTATCCCAGCTTCACGATCACTAATACGGCACCCGATCAGGTGGTGTCTTTGGCTGCGGGCACTGGTATCAGTGTGACCGGTACATACCCCAGCTTTACTCTGACCAATACGGCGCCCGACCAAGTGGTGTCGCTGACCGGCGCAGGCACGACCAGCGTATCGGGCACGTACCCCAACTTCACCATCACGTCAAATGATCAGTACGTCGGCACGGTCACCAGCGTGTCCGGCACGGGCACCGTCAACGGCATTAGCCTGTCGGGCACGGTGACATCCAGCGGCAACCTGACACTGGGCGGCACACTGACCGGGGTGGATTTGACCAGCCAAGTGACCGGCACGCTGCCAATCGCCAATGGCGGTACCGGCCAAACAGCCAAAACGGCTGCGTTTGACGCGCTGTCGCCGACCAACGCCAAAGGCGACTTGATCGTCTACGACGGCACGGACAATGTCCGTCTGCCAGTGGGCACCGACACGTACGTGCTGACCGCCGATTCGGCGCAGGCGTCGGGTGTCAAATGGGCGCTGTCTACTGGCTCGGGCGCGACAATCAGCAACGACACCGCAACGTCGACCAATCTCTACCCGACGTTTGCTGCGGCCACGTCTGGCGCGCTGGCCAACATCTACACTAGCAACGCCAAATATCTGTACAAACCCAGCACAGGTGAATTAACATCGGAGCATTTCGTAGCGGGCAACGGCATATTTGTCAATAATTTAACTATTGACGTCAGCTACACGATTGCTTCTGGTACGTCTGGTATGTCCGCCGGCCCAGTGACAGTGGCCAGCGGCACAACGGTGACGGTGTCTAGCGGCTCAAGATGGGTGGTGGTGTGACGCTATGGCGACAACACTTATAAACGATCGCGATTTAGGGTTGCAGATTGGTTTTGACGCCACGGATTGGGCGCAGCCGGTTGAGTATGCGGTTTACTGTGAAGCGCTAAAAGATTGGCAGGTGCAAGTTATAGTCCGCGATGGAGAAAACATTGGCGCGGTGTATAAAAAAGATGGAGAGTTTCACATATCAGTTTTAAAACCTTGGCGTAAGCGTTGGGCCACTAAAGGTTTGCTTCGCGCGGTGCTTGATTCTGTCAACAAAACCAAAGTTTCACCAGGACATGAGCATTACATGTTTAATCTTTTGGCCAGATTAGGTATGACACATACAGGGCATAATGAATTTGCCTTAAAAGGACATTAGCATGGGCATTGAAACAGCAATTTTAGCGGGTACGATAGGCGGCGCCGTGATCGGCGGCGTAGCTTCCAATAGAGCTGCTAAAACGCAAGCGCAAGCGGTGCGCGAAGGAGCCGCCGCGCAAGCAGACGCCACGCAAAAATCTATTGAAGCGCAAGAGCGCATGTTCAATCGTCAGATTGAACTGCAAGAGCCATTTCGCAGGGCAGGGGTAAATGCGCTGCCCGAGTTGGTCAGGGCGTCACGCTATACGCCGTTTGGTATGGAGCAATTTCAAGCTGACCCAGGGTACGGTTTTCGGTTAAAAGAAGGGTTGCGCGCGCTAGAAAATTCAGCTGCAGCCCGTGGTGGTCTGCTGTCCGGCAACACTATGCGCGGCGTAACGCAGTTTGGCCAAGAGTTAGGCTCTCAAGAGTTTACCAACGCATTTAACCGGTATCAGCTAGAGCGTCAAGCACGACTAAACCCGTTACAAGCGCTGGCTGGCGTGGGGCAGACCGCCGCCAACACAATGGGAGCTGCAGCAGGGCAATATGGTCAAGGCATGGCGCAAACGTATGGGCAAATGGGCCAAAACATGGCGCAAAATGCCGCTACGATGGGCAACATCCGCGCGTCCGGCTACACGGGTATCGCGAATGCGTTGACCGGCGCGCTGGGCCAAGGGTTAAATTATTACCAAAACCAGCAAATGCTAAATAGATTTTTCCCCCAACAGCAAACGCTTGGAGGCGCAGCAGCGCCACCTGGGCTTATGATTTAAAGGTTAATTTATGGCTGGTATTGATTACACCATTCCAGGGCAGATTAGGCCAGTTCAGGTTGAATCACCTTTAAATGCTATGGCGCAAGCCATGCAGCTGCGCAATTTGCAAGAGTCATCGCAAATGAACGCGTTAAAGCGGCAGGAATATCAGCGCACACGCGAAGAAGAAGGTGCTGTGCGTAATTGGTTTGCCAGCGGCAAAAGACTTGATTCGCCAGAAGCGTTGAATGAGCTTTACCAAATAGCCCCAGGACTGGCTCCCGGCATCGAGAAAAATATTCTTGAGCGCGGCAAGACTCAAGCAGAAACTAGACGCACATTAGCTCAAGCAAACCGTGAAGATGTTAGCGCCCGCAAAGAGCAGCTAGAGTTTACTGAAAAAGCGTTGCAAAGCTCCACGACGCCGGAGTTAGCCCAATACCACATTCAGCAAGCTATTGAGCGCGGATACGTAACCCCTGAAGCTGGCGCGCAAATGATGGGGTCAGTGCCAAAAGATCCTGGCCAATTTGCAACTTGGCGGACTAATTTGCTGGTGCATTCCATGACGGCTAAAGATCAGCTTGAACGCGCAGAAAAACTGCAAAAAGCACGTTATAACCAATATCGTTTTGATGCACTGTCTTACGGCGATCCGGTGCTGACTGAAGCTGAGTGGTTAGCGACAGAACAGCAACAGCCTGATTCTGCGCGCATTGAGCAAGTGCCTGCGCCCACAGAAGCCGCGCCAGCGCCAGCGCCGGGGGCTGCTGAAGCAGCGCCCGCAGGTGCAACGGAAGGCAGTGCGGCGCCCATTACATATCAATTTAAAAAACGTGATTTTGGCGGCGTAGATCCTAGAGCAGCCATGCTGCTAAGCGATAAGCCGGAAGAACTGGCTAAGCTTATGCAGGAAAACTATCCAGGCTCTGCGGCATTTAAGAAAAGAGAGTTGGACAGCCAGCGTTTATTGGCACAAATTCAGCACCAGACGATTATGGAAAAGATTGCGCAGCAGTCTGAAAATCGTCAAAGGGATACGGCTATAGAAAACAAGCGCCACGCCAGGGTTATGGAAGATATACAGGATAGATCGGTTACTGTGCAAGAGAAGAAAGAATCTACTCAAGTTAACAAAGATCGCATGGCAGATGATGCCAGGGTTACGGTTGCTAAAGATACCGCCGACGATTTAGAGCGAAATGTTGATTTGCTTATTGGTAACCCAAAGAAAAAAATTAACCCCCACCCAGGCTTATCGGGTATTACAGGCTATAACGCTTTGTTACCATCACTACCAAGCGGTCAGCCTCGCGCTGCGCAGCAAATACTAGACAATATTAAAGGTAAAGTTACCCAAATGGGTAAAAGTATTATGTCGCAAGAAGGTAAGCTGGGTAATATGGCTGTGCAAGAGTGGAAAATTGTGTCTGACGCGGTGGAAAAACTTGACCCTGGGTCACCAAATTTCCCCGTCCAATTGCGAAGCGTAGTGACTCAAGCTAGACGCTTAGAAGATAACCTACGAAACCGAAGCAAAACTTTATATGGTCAGCCTTCTAAACCCGCCGGCAGTCTGCGTTCTGAAGCTGACAAAATATTAGAGGGTAAATAGACATGGCCACTGCCGACGATTACGCAGCGTGGATTGTTAAAAACGCGGACAAAAAAGGTACGCCTGAATTTAACACGGTGGCGGCTGCGTACAAAGAAGCAAAAGCGCAGGAACAGGAGGGTTCGTCGCCTGAAATAACCTATACGTACCCTCGCGAAGGCAACGAACAGCCATCGGTTCAAGTAGCCGATCAAGTGCCTGCGCCGCGTAACTATGCGTTAAGTGAAGTGCCCGGCGCCATGATTCGTAACGCGCCAGCTAGCGGCATAAAATTAGTTGCTGATGTAGCGCAAGCCGTCACCAGCCCTATCCAAACCACGACCGGGTTAGGTGATTTATTAGGCGGCGTTATGGAGCCTGTCACCCCTAATATCTTGTATGGTGGCGATTCTCGCGAGCGCGCAATAGCAGCCCGCGAAAACTTTACAAAATATTTGGCTGAGCGTTTTGGCGGCACGGAAGAACTTAAACGAACGATGGCCGAAGACCCTATTGGGTTTTTGGGTGACTTGTCAACAGTGCTTAGTGGTGTTGGTGGTACGACCCGTCTTGCGGGAAAAGTGGCTAAAACGCCTGAGTTGAACAAAACTGCGGACGTATTTTCTACCGCCGCAAGATATACAAACCCGCTAGAACCGTTTGCAAAAGTGGGCGGCTATGTGGTTGACAAGTTTAAAGGCGGCGCAGAGCGTTCTGCCGCTAAAATTGCGCGTGAGGCGGCGGGCGAAGATTTACCAAAAATTGAAGCACTTATACGCGCCAAACAAGGTAATTTGACCGCGGCGGAAATGTTTGCTGATCTTGACCGCAACCAAATCCAAGCGCTGGGCGAGCTGTCGCGGGTTAAAGACACCAAAAACTTTTACGCTAAGCTTGATAAATTTCGTGAGCAATCGCGCCAGACCACACTAAACAATCTGGCAGGCGGCGCGACCAACACTGAAATTCTAAACAATCTAACCAAATCTAAAGAGGCGCTAACGGACATCACTACGCCAATGCGTGAAACTGAATTAACTGCGGCTAATACGGGCAAGCTAAAGCAGCAGCTGGAAACCGAAGCGTCTACTCTTGGCACGGTGGCGGCGAATAAAGTAGACGACGTGCGTCGATTTACGGCTGCCCGTCAACGGTTGAACGCGGCTAAAACTCAGGCCGATCTATCACCAAACGTTAGCGCAGATAGGCTAAAGTTTACTGGCGAAATGGAAGACGCAGCAGAACGCGTGGCCACACGCGCAGCCGAAGAATCGCGCCTATACGGTGAAGGTTCTCGATTTGCTCAACGCCGGGCGGACAGTTTGAAAGCTGAAGGGTTATCACCTCTGGATACCGACGGCGTCATTCGCGATATTAATGCTAAATTAACTAACCCTAAAATCGGCGTTTCCGACGTCAACCGCAAGGTACTGACGGCGGTTGCCGACAAAATTAAAGAGTGGACAGCCCGTAACGGCGGCGTAATTGACGCGCGCGCATTGTACGAAATTCGTAAAGATACGGTTACTGAAGTAGTTGATGGGTTGATGGGAGGTAAAGACCCGAAAACGTCGGCCAAGTACGCGGCTAAGCTGTTGGGTGAAGTGCGTCCGTTGATTGACGACGCTATCATCAAGGCTGGCGGCACAGGTTGGAAAGATTACCTTGATACGTTTTCGCACGGCATGGACGTCATTAACCAGCGCAAAATGGCGAAGGTTGCCCGCGACTTGTATGGTAAGGCAGATAAGTCTGACTTTTTGCGGCTAGTTCGAGGCGAATCGCCGGAACTGGTTGAAGAGATTTTTGGTCATGGGCGCGGCGATATTAAGGCCGAAATGGGCGGCAAGTTTAAAGCGCTTGATGATGTTGCGAACGAAATAGAGCGCGGCCAAAAAATTAAAGCTGGCGCCGAAAAAGGTGCGGCAGACGTAAAAGACATATTTACCCGCAATCAATTTAAACTGCGGATACCGTTTTTTGGCGTCAAAGCCACAATGGGCAACGCTATATTAAGCGAATTGTCCGGCAAAATTAATGCTAAGACGGCAAAAATACTAGAAAAAGGGTTTGAGTCCGGCAAAAATTTTGAAGACATGCTTAACGAGGTGCCTTTTGGCGACCGCGGCCGCGTATATAAGGCGTTTCAACGATACGGCCCTGAGATAACCAGCGGTAAACTCACAGCCTCCGCGTCAATTAAAAACGCGTTGGCGCCGCAAAACCAGAATCAAATGAGGGATTAAATGGCATCTCTAACCCCAACACCCAAGCAGCAGTTTTTCGATGCCAACGGTAATCCGCTGGTAGCCGGTAAGGTCTACACCTACGCTGGCGGCACGACGACACCGATTGCGACCTACACCGACCAAGCTGGCGGCACGGCCAACGCCAACCCAATCATCTTGGATTCGCGCGGCATGGCCAACATCTGGCTGGAGCCAACGGTCGCGTACAAGTTCGTCATTACGGACGAGAACGACGTCACGCAGTACACGACCGACAATATTGTAGTGCCGCTAGACAACCTGTCGTTCGGCTCACCGCCACCAATCGGCGACGTGTCGCCCAACACGGGCGCGTTCACCACGCTCTCAGCCACGCAGAATGTGACTTTTTCCGGCACCGGTTATGTGCAGATGCCTTCCGGCGCAACAACTGATCGGCCAGCCGCACCAACCGAAGGTATGCTGCGCTACAACACCACGCTGGACGTGTTCGAGGGCTACGCCAACAATGCTTGGGGTCAGGTGGGCGGGGCAGGCGCAACAGGTAACGGCGCCGACGAGGTGTTCTACGAGAATGACCAAACCGTCACGTTGAGTTATACAATACCGTCGACCAAGAATGCCATGTCCACCGGCCCGATCACGCTGGGCGCGGGCTTCGTTGGCACAGGCAGTATCGCGGGCACGACGCTGACGGTCGACACGGCCACCTCGGGCGCTTTAGGTGTGGGGTCGATCATTGCGGGTGTCAATGTCACCGCCGGCACCACGATCACAACCTTGGGCACCGGCACAGGCGGTATCGGCACGTACGAGGTCGACATCTCGCAATCGGCGTCAATTGACGCGATTACCGCAGCGGTTATTGTGACCGTGTC